CAGGTCTTGACAAGAAGACAACAGACGAGATCTGGAATGCTATCTACACTCTTGACGTTATGCCATCTATGAGAGCCTTGATGACTGCAGGACCTGCATTAGACAGAGATAATACTGCAGGATACAACTGCTCCTATCTTCCTGTCAATGACCTTAAATCTTTTGATGAAGCTATGTACATACTGTTGTGTGGTACAGGTGTAGGCTTCTCTGTTGAGAGACAGTATATAGATAAACTACCAGAGATACCAGAGAAATTATTCAAAAGTCAAACAACGATTGTTGTTAGAGACAGCAAGGAGGGTTGGGCAAAGGCATTCAGAATGTTAGTTGCACTCTTGTACGCAGGTGAAGTTCCTGACTATGATGTTAGTATGATCAGACCTGCAGGTGCTAGATTAAAAACATTTGGTGGTAGAGCATCAGGACCTGCTCCTCTTGTTGATTTGTTTAAGTTCACAATCAATATGTTCAAGAGTGCTACAGGTAGAAAACTTAATAGCTATGAGTGCCACAGTATCATGTGTAAGATAGGCGAAATCGTGGTTGTGGGGGGAGTAAGACGTTCAGCTATGATCAGTTTGTCAAACTTGTCTGATATACGTATGCGTCATGCTAAGACAGGACAGTGGTGGGAAACTGCACCACACATGGCACTCTCTAATAACTCTGTAGCTTATACAGACAAGCCTGACTCTGAAACATTCCTACGAGAGTGGACTTCATTGGTAGAATCTAAGTCAGGTGAGAGAGGTATCTTCAACAGAGTATCTGCACAAAAGCAAGCAGCTAAGAATGGAAGAAGAAACCCAGACTATGACTTTGGTACTAATCCCTGCAGTGAGATTATTCTTAGACCACATCAGTTCTGTAACTTAACTGAAGTTGTGATCAAGGAGCATGACAAAGATGAAGACATAGATCGTAAAGTTAGATTAGCTACTATCTTAGGTACTGCACAAGCTACTCTTACTGACTTCCCCTACTTAAGAAAGATCTGGAAAAACAACACACAGGAAGAGAGATTACTTGGTGTAAGTCTTACAGGTATCATGGACAACATACATACAAATTGCTTTCTTGTGAACATGAGAGAAAGACTTACAAGACTAAAGCAGATAGCTATAGATACAAACAAAAAGTATGCTAAGAAGTTTGGTATAGAAGAAAGCACAGCTATTACCTGTGTTAAACCATCAGGTACAGTATCACAACTATGTGATTCAGCAAGTGGTATTCATGCTAGACACAGTAGATACTATATTAGAACAGTTAGGGGAGATAACAAAGACCCACTTACAAAGTTTATGATAGATCAGGGTGTGCCAAGTGAACCTTGCGTAATGAAACCTGATACAACAACTGTGTTTAGTTTTCCAATGATGTCACCTTCAGGTTCTAGACTTAGAAATGATCTTTCTGCTATTGAACAGTTAGAAATCTGGTTGATCTATCAGGAGCATTGGTGTGAACATAAACCTTCTATCACTGTTACAGTTAAAGAAGAAGAGTGGCTTGACGTTGGAGCATTTGTATTCAAACACTTTGATAAAATGTCAGGTGTGTCTTTCTTGCCACACTCAGATCATGTTTATCAGCAAGCACCTTATCAGGAGTGTACAGAAGACGAGTATGATGCTATGCTTCTTAAAATGAAAACTAGAATTGATTGGTCTAAGCTACGAGATTATGAGTCAGTTGATACTACTGCAGGTAGTCAGACAATGGCTTGTAGTGGGGATAGCTGTGAGATCGTAGATATAGGAGCTTAACATGACTGCTATCTATCCAAAAGAAATTTGCTATGTGTGTGGCAACTATCTTGATGACGATATGAAATGTTATGAATGTGAAGATTGCAACTGCAGTGGAGAAAAGATGAAAGATACGATTACAGTGACAACTGATACAACATTTGACCACATAAAGTTTACAGGTGAGTATGACCCTGTAAATAAACCACCTCACTACACTCTTGATGATGGAATAGAGTGCATTGACTATATGAGACAGGTGTTAGGACTACAGGGTTTCATAGATTTATGTCATGGTAATCTTATCAAGTATCAACACAGGTATAAGTACAAAGGAAAACCTGTAGAGGATATGGAAAAGGCACAATACTATCTGAACAAAATGGTGGAAGCTTTGAAGGAGAAACATAAGTGAAATACAAAAACCTAGAACAGGAAGCTAGAAACTTTAACAAGTTACGTATGATCAAGACCAACAATAACGACAAGGTTCTTACGACAAGAAGGTTTCTAGCAGGTCATGCACTGTCTGGTATCATAGCCAGAAGTCCTAGTTGGTCTAATAAAAAAGATGTGGTGAGAGAAGCTTATGAGTGGGCAGATAAGATGTTAGAAGAGGGTTAGAAAGCAGGTATTGATAACATCTTTAATTTATCATCTGTTTCTAAAAATGTTTTAATTACGTGAAGTTCTGCTCTATTCATGTCACCAAAATCCCCATCAAACTTTAAACTTTCTATCGCTTCGTCTATCTTTTTTGAAGTGTATTTTTGAGACAATTCGTATTGTAAATCTAAGGTATCTGTAGGTCCTGAATATTGAAGATATAAAAATGTTTTAGCTAACTCTTTTGCTTTAGGTAAAATATCTTTCTTCCAATATAACCTTTGTTTTTCAGTTCCTAGCTCTCTAAATATTTTAGATCCTATAAGTCTATCTGATTCTGCTTCTATAATATTAAACAGAATACCATTGTATTCGTTGGCAGACTCTGGTGCAATAACCCTCACTCTTCTAGCTGCATTAATGTTAAACTGATCATAGCCCATCATGTTCATAACACGTTGAGTATTTGTCAGTCTTATATTTCTAAATCCTAAAGATTTTGCTGAAGTAACATCTGCTTCTCCTGTGGCAGCTTGTTTTAAAGTTTTACCTACAGGTTCTCCAGTAAATAGTGGTATGATGTTATCTATATAACGAACAGAATCATTGTACAATTTGTTGCCTTGATACCTATCTATAGGTCTTGCTTGTTCCCCTCTTACTATACCTGCTAAAGTATTAACAGGCTCTATAAAACGTGTACCTGCAGATGCAACTTGTGACACTACCCCACCTGCAGAATTAGTAAACCCTTTCCAAGCCTCTGACAAATCACCTGATAACATTCCATTAACCATGTTTGCTATGTCAGTTTGAGTTCTTGTTAAGTTTCTAAGGACACCACTTAAAGTAAAGTCTCTACCTACTTGAGCTAATACTTCAGGTGGTACTTCACCTTCTTCAATTAGATATGATATCATCCTAGCTTTAGCCTTAAAATAAGATATTGGGTAGTCATATCTTTGAGTAATAACTTCACCACCCATAACATCTTCTTCATACAAACCTAAACCCTGTTTTCTTTTTCTAGTTTCATCTTGCACTAAAAATGAAGCAATTGTCCAAGCTGACGCAGCTTTAGCAATTAGTTGAGATGTAGGCTTATCTTTATACAGACCTGTCATTTTTCCAACAAGAGATATACCTGTAGCTTGAAGACCAAAATCAACAGTGTTGTTAAAAAATCTTCCAAAAGGTATCATTAAACCTACACCCGGAATATTTCTTGCATCCTCCATGATACCTGCCATTTGACCTAAAGCACCCTTACCTTTGTAAGATTTAGAAAAGATAGCTTCTAAAGTTCTATCTACTGCTCCTGCTTCTAAAGCTCTATATTCTTTTGTTGCCATAAATTTATAAGCATTTTCACCACTGTAAAATTCTGACCAACCCTTACCTGTTGCTGCACGTAAAGCTTTATCCATTTGAAAAATAAATTCTTGTGATTTTGTAAAAGAATCTTGTGCTCTTACAAGAGAAACAGCTTGTATAGCATCAACAGCATCATCTATTCTCAAACCTAAAAGTTTTTGAGATGGAGTTAGCTTACCACCTGTGATTGTTTTAGTTGTATTCTCAACTCCTCCGGGAAGTATTGTAGAAAGTCTTTGAAGTGCTTCACTGTTTCTTAACAATGCAGATTGAAAAGCATTATGAGTCATTTCAGGATCTAATAAAAGCCTGACTCTTTTCCAGTTTGATCTGAATAAATCACTTGCTATCTTTGTTGCACTCTCACCTTCTTTTTGTTTACCTATTAGTTTTAACATAGTTCCTTTACCTGCATGAAGTACAGATAAGGATATATCTGACACAAAATTTAAAGATGCGTTTGATCCCCAACCAATAACATTTAATGCACTTGTAGATGGATTAGAAACAAGAAGTCTTATTACTCTACCCTGATTGTTAGTTATTACTTCATTAACTGCTTCCCCTGTAGGAAGTTTGTCACCTAATCTACCTATCAAAGATTGAGTATCTTCACCTCTTCTATATTCTTTAGGTAATAAACCTAAACCTACTGCATCATTTATTAAGTTTCCTACTGTTAAGTCTTCAACAGAAATACCATTTATTTTAGAACCTTGTGAAGCAGCATTAAGAATACGAGCAGAGTTATTTATTTTTCTTGCAAAAGTATTAGCAAACTCCTCTACTGTTAGTTCTTTAGCTTGATTTAATTTTGTTCCAGTGGCTTTTTCAAAAGATGTTATAAACTTTTTAATATCTTTTGGTTTTGAATCTTTTATTATTTCTGCAATCCAATCACTGTACTTATCATCTTCAAATCTTTTTGACCAAGTTAAACCTCTCTCTGATGCAATCTGTGCAAAACCTTTTAGAAGTACCTCACCATCTTGTTGATGACCTAAAAGTAAATCAACAAAAAATTCTGAGTCTAAATCTTCTAGCTCTCTTCCACCTGCAACTTTTGTTTTCCACGTACTTGTTTTTTCAACAGTGGTTTTAGCATAGTCTTCCATAGATTTTGATAAAGCATCTAAAACATCATCTGCTTTTGGAGCTACTACTGCTGATGGCATGGCTGTATCAGAAGTTCCCTTTAATAAAACTCTTCCTATTTGCACTCCACCTATTATAGTACTACCAAGAGCCACCATACCAAGAGAAAACTTATCCATGTTATCACGAACACCTGTTTGTATCAAGCCACTCTGATAAATATATTCCATACCTGTATTAACTGCTGCATCAAAACCTACTGCACCAATTATCTCTTTTATGTTTTGAGATGTTCTAAGTTTTTTTAAACCTTTAGTATTCATCAGTTGATTTTTATAATCAGCTAGTTCTTTTGCACCTTTTTGTTGAGCAGATTTTAATTCTTTTTTAAGAACTTTTTCAACAGCTTCTTTAGCTAATTTTTTATCACCAGTTTTTCTTAATACTTTTTGTCCTTCTTTAAGTGCTAACTTTCTTGCACCTGCCAAAGCTACTCTTACACCACCACCTGCTACTAACTTACCAAAGATACCACCTACAATATTAGCAGGATCTAAAATAGCAGTTCTAGTAAAGTCCATAATACCTTCTGCTTTTTCTGCGAAAGTTGTTTCTTTACTAAACAAACCTGCCATGTTCTCATAAAGTTCATAGGCAGCACTAGCTTTAGCTAATCTTTCTGGATTTTCTTTTATGTCATTAATGTAGTCAATTTCTGTAAGACCTCTTATGGTATTACCACCAGATACACCTCTTCTATTATCAAGAAAATCATCTACTATTGTTCTTCTATCTTTATCTTCTACAGCCTGTATCCCATAACGATCAAGCATATAGTCCTCAATGATATTAAACATAGTATCATTCTCTACCATATCATCTTGAGTATAAGTGCCAACTTCAGGCATTTGATTTTCTACATTACTAGTATTATTTTCTAATTCTTGTACAGAAAAACCAACTTTGTTAGGATCTGTATCTAACTCTTGTTCTGTAAAACCTATCATATCTTACCTATATACTTGGGTAGTAAATACCATTACCACCATAATAAAAAAATATTTTTTGATCTACAAATTCACTTAATCTAGGGTCTTTTCTAGCCATTTCATCACTAACTAAAACTTCTTTTCTTGTTCCTTGTGAGTTTTTAAGTAAAGAAGTAAAACCTAATTTTCCTTTTAAATCTTTAAATTGAGGATCTACTAAAATTTGATCTACAAAATTAGGTGTCAGATAATAATTAAATAAAATTCCTCTAGCATTTTCTTTTACACCAAGGTCTGAACTATTAATATTTTTGAGAGCTGCTTCTGTTTCTCTAGATTGTTCATTAGCAGCATCAGGATTATTAATTGTATAAATTCTAGCTTGTGAAACTATTAATTTTGTTACCTCATCTAATTGAGTAGAACTTAAATCAATAGATCTTTTAGGATCTATTTCAGTTTCTGGAGAAGTTGTTATAAATAAATTCCTACGAGAACCAAAGTCATTAGTATCTATATTCATTACTTTTGTATACAAGTCTACAAAATCATCTTCATCTCTTAAATCTACTAACTCAAGTTCTTTAAAAAGATCAAACTTTTCTCTTTTTGTTTGATTTGGATTATCAATTATACTAACGATAGTTGGAAGATCGCTTAATTTAAATATTCTATCCTTGTCTGCAGCTTGATCTTTTAGAAATTTTACAAGGTCAACAACTGCATAAGGGTCGCTTTGTATTTTGTCTATAAAATTTTTTGTTGTATCATCATACTCATTATTTTCTACTGCTTTAGCAACTAAATCATTTAAATACAAATCAGATTCAATCATTACATTATCTTCATAACCTTTAGTGGGTTTTAAAGCAGCCTTGCTTTTATCATAGAAAGTATTAATTAAACTTAATCTTCTATTTAACCTTAACTCATCTTCTTGCATTTTTAATTTTTTAGAAGCTAAAATATTTTCATCTCTTTGAGCTAAACCTTCTACTATTCCCTTAATAACACCCATTATACTCTCCTTGCCATTAGTCCTTGTTGAGGTTCTTCTGCAACAGGCTCTTCCATTGTCTCTGCCATTTCAGGCATCTGTGTATCTTCTAAAGACATAGGATCAGGCCTGTCCTCTCCTCTCACCTCATCAAGCATACGCTGTGCTCTTCTTACGTTTCTTCTATAAGAAACAATCTTCTTTGCATCTTTGGGTTCAAAGCCTTCATCAAACTCTACATCTGCACGTAAGGCTGCACCCTTGATAAACTCATGCAGTGCAGGTGCTATAATAAGACTTACATCTATTGAATGCACACCCTCCATAACAGCACTTCTTAATATACCTTCAACAAGTGTAACAAGATCTATTCCCTCTTCTAAGAAAAACAGAACATCTTCCATTGCTCCATCTTTCATCAGGTTATCTAAGTGTGCTTCTAAGGCATCTATTGGATCAGTTAATTCAGGAGGCCTTTCATAAGGAGCAGCCTTTGGTGTTGTCGTAAGTGACTGTCCCGGAATTGGTCTATCAAATTGCATTATTCTTGCCCTTCTTTAAAATCTCTTGCATTTTTCATTCTCTTAGCCATATTAGCTTTATCTTTATTAGGTCTTAGAAAAGAATTAGTAAATATTCTTGCAGCATCTTCAGGACTTTTAGCTTTATCTAATTTATTAAGAACACTACCTTCTCCCGTCTTTCTAAATTCATAAAACATAAAATCTCTAAAAGCTTTATAGGATCTTACATCTAAACCTTTATCTTGAGCATACGCTAAGAAAGCATCCTTTCTTGCACCTATCTTTACTAAACCTGCATAGTCTCTATCTCGTATAAGTTCTTTTCTTTTAGTATCATCAATGCCACGCATATTAGTATATTGAGCAGCAGAAACTCCCGGACCTTTTATCTCTTTATAACGAGTAAAGTTTAAAGATTCATAAGCAAGACTTCCTATAATTCCTGCTATGGCATCATCACTTAAACCAAACTCTGTAAGATCACTAGCTAAGTTATCAGCAAACTGTTGTGGTTTTATATCAATGTAATCAGAGCCTGTAGTTTCTCTAAGGTTCATAGTATAATCTTGAGAAGCTTTTGACAACGCAACTCTACCCTCAGACATTTTTTTAAGGTACTCTTGATTACCCTCATAAAAATACTTAAAATAATCAGAGATAGGAGATTTCTTTTCAGGCATTGCATCAGTTGTAGTTTTTTTAGTAGATGAACCTAAACCAGTATTTAAACTAGCAGTTTGTACAACCCCTTTGTCTGGACTAACATCAATAGTCTCTTCAATTAATGTTTTATAATTTCTATTGTACATTAAAACCTCCAACAAAACAACAGTAGTAATTAAAATAAGTATCCATTTTTTATTAATTAAATTTAACATAAAGGTATGTTTTTAAAATCAATTGAGATTAAAAATTCCACCCCATTGACCTTCAATTCCACTTCCCCATAAGAATCTAGAAATTAAAGAACCTGTAGCCATTTTTTCTTCAGCATCAAGTTGATCTCTTACAGATTTTAACTCTTTATCTGCTAATATTATTCTAAGTGATCTATCCATAGCAGCTTCAGATGATTGCATGGCAAAACTCATTAAGTCTCTTTCTTTCTGCCATATCTGATCAATGGCTTTATTAGTTAAACCATTAACATCTTTAGCAAATTGAAAATTACTTTGATTAGCTATTGCTGTATTTGCAGTAGTTGTATCCTGTCTCCACTTAGCATTAGCTTGTGCTATCTGTGCATACATTGTTGCATTAAAAACTTCTCTCTGATTTTGTAATTCTGCGTTAAATTTTAATATAGCGTTAGCCTCACCTGCATTATACTGATTCATAGCATTTGTTTGTGAAGAATTAAATTTATTTAACTGTGCTTTCATAGTTGCTACAAACTGTTGTGTTTGATTTTCACTAGAAGCATTAAATTGTGCATTTGCATTAGCTGTAGCAGTATCACTTAAGATAGCATTAGCTAAAGTCTGTGCTCTAAATATCTCTGCTTGCTGTTCATTACTAAGATTAGCCATATCCATCTGCAAAAAGTTCTGTGCATTTTGAACTTGAGCTTGTTGTTCATTACTTAAACTTGCTAATTCTAGTTGAGACAACTGAGCTGCTTCAGCCATAATGGTTGCTTGACTGTTATTTAAGTTAGCAAGATTTATAGTCTGTGCCATCCTAGCATTTTCTAGTGCAACTTGTTGATCTGCAGAAAAATTCATGTTAGCTATCTCACTAACTTTTGCAGCATTCATAACTTTAGTTTGAAACTCTTGGTCAAACTCTATCTGCATAAACTTAGCCCGTTGTTCTGCTTTAGCTAAAGCCATCTGTTGTTTATTAGCAGTATCTATTTGTGCTATTGGTAATGCTGCTTCCATAGCAGCTTGTATGATAGCTTGACCTGCCATACTAGATGCACCTAAACCTCTCTGTGCCATCACTGCAGTAGCTTTACGCATTGCTCCTGCTGCCCAAGGTGGTGTTTCTCCTCCCTCAAATTGTTTCATCAAAGTATCTAATTCATCTTGCATAGAAGCAGCTTGAACTTCTCCTGTACCAAAAGTTGTTCCTACTCTAGCTTGATCTACTGTAGAGCCTGTTATTGTTTCTCCCTCTGTTGTAATTTTTCCAGTTGTAGGATCAACAATTGTTTTTTCTAAACTTCTTTTAGGTAAAACTCTCTCCATAATAGGTGATCCATCTGCATTAAACATAAGTTCACCTGTAATAGGATCAGCTTTTTGTCTAACACCTACCTCACCTGCTGTCCCTTGAGCTTCACTAATATTAGAAACTGCAGTAGTATCCTTTGTCTGTCCTGTTATTTTTTTTGTAAGATCAGTAGATTTAGCAGCTTGTACACCTCCAGATGTAAAGTCTGCAAGGTTAACTCCATAAGCCTTTGCAAATTCTTCAGGTGTATACTCCCTGTAAGCTGTTTCAACACCACCCTGAACAAATTTACCTTTTTCAGCATTCCAACTAGGACCTTCTCCTCCTATAAAAGCTTTACCTTCTGTTGCTTTTTTCAACATAGCTTGAGGATCAATACCACCTTCAAGTGCAGTTTTTATTTTATCCTCTGCTTTTGTTGTTCCAACTTTAGATCCTTGCATATCAACCATAACAGGTTGATTTGTGTTTGGGTCTATTATAGGATCTCCCTCTTTATCTCTTGCAACTACTTGAGTTACAGCATCAGCTGTAGTAACTGTTGAAACCTGTGCAGGATCAGTAACAATAGGAGCAGTTGTTAATGCTTGACCTGTAGTAGCACCTAATACTGCACCCTCTGTATCAGCATTAATCTGTGCATATGGAGCTGCAACCACTGTACCTGCAGGGTCTAAAAAAGTACTTGCTGACAAATCACCCATACCTTGTGCAACTTGTTCTTCAGTAAGTTCTTGTCCTGCAACTGTTACTGTTTGTCCACCATTTTGATAACCTTGAACTAAAACACCTTTATTTGCAGATAGATTAGCTGAATTCCCAACACCCATAATAAGTTGAGAAAGAAAATTTGGATCAACAGTACCTTCCCAATCTGCATCTGCAATAAATTCTTCAAGTGTTTTTCCAATAGAATCTAAATATGCTTGTGTCTGTTCTGCATATGGTCCTTCGCCATATTTATAAACTTCACCATCAGGACCTGCATAATATCCCGGTGGGAGTATTGTATCATCTTGATATTTTTGGGGTTCTCCATATTTTTGAGGCTCTCCATAATCAACTGGATCATCAGTTTTAACAGTAGTAGGAGCATCTACAGCTTGTTGTACAAGATAAGGGAGAGTATTAGTTGAATCATATGGAAAATAACCAATAGGTATACTTTGAGAAGGTGTCCAAACACCATTAGTATTATAAACACCCAAAACATAAGTAGACATACCTAGTTTATTTTTATAAAGTCTTTGCTCTTGCATACCTGCTTTTTTATTATCACCATATAAACCTGCAGCTATTTTTTCTGCCCTTGTTTGTGGCTGTATAAGTTGAGCTTGATCTTTACCTCTTTTAATAAACTGCTTTTTTTGATCAGTTACTAAATCTTCAAAAGTTTCAGCAGGAACTGTTGTTGTTCCTTCAGCACCTGTTGTTAATGTTTCATATATCTCTGCACCTGAAGTGCCTGTACTTGTTTCAGTACCTGTTTCAGTACCTGTTTCAGTATCTGTTTCAGTATCTGTTTCAGTATCTGTTTCAGTACCTGTTTCAGTATCTGTATCTACAGTATCTTCATCTTGCCCAGTAGGTATTACTACGCCATCATCAGTAAATATTTCTT